GGCCGCGCGACATCAGCCGCAGCGCGCCCAGTTGCCGGCGGGTCAACCTCGGCACCGTGCCGTCGAGCTCCTCCGGGTCGACCAGCTCCTCGAGCCGATGAACGGCGAACCCGGCCGCGATGGACAGCCAGGCCCGCGTTTGCGCTGAAAGGTGAATGACCTTCGGCGACCAGTAACCGACCAGCCATGCGCCATGCGGCGAGTAGGCGGCGTCCCTCATCTTGTACGTCCGCGCCAGATTAAACAGCCAAGACTCCGGGGCGCTTAGATCAAGTTCGCGCATCCCCTCGGTCCAGGTCATCAGTTTGTGCTTCTGCTGCACCAGCCGGGACATCGGGCTCGGCCCGTATTTGCGCGCGAGCGGCCAGAACGCCTCGACAAAGCCCGGCGGCACGCTGGCATGAAACCAGACATTGCGGTCGACCACATAGCGATCCATTTCGTCTGGGTAGATCGGTGCGCGCCAGGCGCCATAGACGCTGATGATGGGATGCACGAGCGCGTGCAAGGCGTTGATCACCTCGTCGGGCCGTTCCAGTCCCGTCAATTCGTTGGCGAACTGCTCGAGCTTGCGCAACATCGGGGTGTCCCCCATAGCTGCTTGCCGGCCAGTCATCCTACAACCGCTGCAAAAAAATATCCCCCGAAAACGCGGGATGGGGTGCCTGTGCACAATCAAGCAGCGAGTCTTATAGGAGCGGCGCAGGCCCTTATACGATACCCCCATGTGTGGGGCCTTGCTGGCCGCGTCCCTCTATGGGCGGTTATTCCGCCTGGTTACCATGGTAACGAATATGCCAAAAATGACAGTTTTGCGAATTGTCGGAAATCGCATAATTCTGGGGACAGAAAAAAGGGGATGACCATGTCAGGGAAGCGCCTGCTCCAGATCCGACTGCACCGCGAGATGTCGCAAGCCCAGATCGCCAGGGCGCTCGGGGTGTCGGTGGGCACAGTGCAGAACTACGAGCACGAACGAACGGACATCACCGCCGAGCGGATCGCGCAGCTCGCCCGCGCGCTGCAATGCGAGCCGCATGATCTGCTGGTGCCGCCGGACTCGCCGCTGCCGCGTTATCGGAGGCCCCGCTTTCGTCCCTTTCAGGAACGGGCCTCGTCGCAATGGTACGCCGTGAGCTGCCCCTGGGAGCAGTGGGTCAGCGTCGCCGACGACGATTAGAATAATTCCAAAGCTCGCCCTCGACCTTGAGCACCTTGCGAACCACCTTGACCGGATCAATGCCGATGATCTCGCACAGCGTCAGCAATTCGACGGCATCAATCCGGCGCTGTCCGGCCTCGATACGAGCCACGAAGGTCTGGGTCTTGCCCACGCGGCGCGCGAGTTCGGCCTGCCGAATGCCGGCCTGCTTGCGGGCATCGATCAGGATCTCAATCAGTCGTTGATGGCGTTTTGTAGCAATAGATTCCACTCCTGCGATTTATGCGGAAATAGTATTTATGCCAATTTCGACAATTCGCAAAGGCACCATTGTCACACGCCACGACCAGCCCAACCAGCAAGGCCTGGTTGCCGAGGTGGTACTGGACGCGATCGTCCTCGTGTACTGGCAGGGACGGGTGCCGAGTTATGAGCACATCAACGATCTGTCGACGGTCATAAAAAAAGCCCCCAGGCGGGGGCGAGGCGGCCGCAGATGACCGTTACCAGTCATCGCCGTCAAGATGCGTGCCGCGATGGTAGGGCGGATGGCTGCGACGCGGCGCGAACAGACAGATCAGCAACGCGACGATGATGCCGAGCAACACCAGCGGGGTGAACTGCTCGGCAACCGACATCAGTTCTCGCGCATGATGTCAGGCGTCGGCGGCATGACCGCGCCGATCGCCGGGAACTGGCTTTGGCTTCGGCCGATGATGCGGACCCCCGGCAGGCCGAGCAACAGCGCGACGATGAGGTATAGCGCGATGAGTGCCACGACGGCGATGTAGCCCTTCTGGACATTGCCGGGAACGGCGATCCCCATCCAACTGCAAAACCACAGGATGATGGCGCCGACCAGCAGAAGGACCGCCACCACGATTGCAATATTGATGATGCCGAGCACGATGCCGCTGAGACTCATGGGAACCTCCCTAGCGCGAGAGCAGAACCATCACGATGACCACGATGGCGATGATCAGCGCGCTCCACGCCACGTTATGGGCGAACTGCCGCCAGGCTTGCCGCATCAAGCTATCGGCTGCGGCTCACCGACCGGCGTGATGGTGCCGGCGACCGCTTCGCCCGCGACGATGTCGACGTCCATGGTCGTGATGATCTCGCGCACGCCACTGCCGAGATCGGCGTCGGCCGTGCAGGTCACCTGCACTTGTCCAACTGTTCCGCCCGGCGTCACTGTGGCCTGCGTGGAATCGGCGACATTGGTTTCCACGGTTGCCAGGTTGGGGTCGGACGTGTCCCAGGACACCTCGCCGTCAACCTCGGCGGGATTGCCCTTGCTGTCGACATATGCGACCTGCACTGCGATCATTTTGTCGTTCGGAAGTTTGTAAGCCATGCCATCTCCCCATGCGGTGAGAGTTAGCCCGTCATAGCAGATGGTGATCCTCGCGCCGGGACGGGAAGCCGGCTCGTCGATCAGAAATTTGAGCGTGCCGCCAAGCTGGAATTGCAGCGTGTTCACGGCGCATTGCCCGTGATGACCACCCGCGCACTGCCGGGCGGGTCGATCGCGATGGTGATGGTCGCGATCACCGGCTCGGGCTCTGGCGGTGGTATCGGCTCCACCCCGCTCTCGACCAGCAATTGCACCGCCTGCAGCATCTGGTCGGCCTCGCTCTTCAGCTCGACCTCTTTGCGATTGATCGGACCCCAGTGCTGTCGCAAATTGCGCAACCCGATCCCGGTCACCAGCGCATGAAATGCTGGGGCGTACTTGGATAAGAACTGATATTGCGCTCCGGCGCCGCTGCCAAAATTGCCCAGGTCCGACGACTTGAGCGTGACGCCCTTGGCGAATTCAGGCCTGAAGCCGCACGGGTTGGCCCAGTACTCGGTCAGCAGCGGCGAGATCGTGCCGTCACAGGAACGGATGTTCCAACTGGTCTGGTACATGCCGGCTTCGGCGGTGTCGGCGCTCACGTTGCTGGCGCTTTGATCCCTGCCCTCGCTGTAGCGGCCCGACGATTCCCGCAGCCCAAGCCCCAGCATCAATGCAAACAGATGCCGCAAGGTGCTCTCGCCGTCCTGGCTGTTGTCCATGCCAAGCGCGCGGAACTCAGCGGCATAGAAAGCCAGCGCGTCCTTGTCGGGATTGCCGCTGTCCTTCTTGGCCATCGCCCAGGCGGCATCGTCCTCGGCGTTGAGCCGATCGAGCGCCAGGGCAAAGCACAACGCGACGCCGGCGGTATAGCCCAGCGGAGCCTTGCCGCGATCTCTCCAACTGTAAGACGCGATCGCCGAGCCTTCCGCTGTCTCGACAATGGCGTCGATCAACTCGTCCGATAAGCCAGCGCTGCCGACAGCGACCTTGGCGGTCAGCTCGTCGATCTTGCCCCAGGTGGTCGGCCCCACCACGCCGTCGGCGGCAATGCTGCAGGCCGCCTGATAGCCCTTGACCGCCGCCTCGGTGATCGCGCCGAAGTCGCCGTCCGCCGGATAAACGCCAAGCACAATTTGCAACTCAACGACATCCGGTCCCGTGCTCCCGTTCTGCAGCTCACGCCGCGGCTGCTCTGGCATCGGCGCATCTTTGGGCCAGAAGTAACCGATCACGCTCGACTTCGGGTAGGCCGACACGTTGACGGAGTTGCTCTGATTGCCGCCTCGGCAATTGATGTTCGCGCCGGCGTCGCTCTCGTAGAACGTGACATGGCCGCCGCCGCTGCGGGTCATCACCACAATGGCGCCGGGAACCGGAGTTGCAAGCTCGATATAGTTGGGATCGTTGGCCCACGACTGCGCCCAGCCGAACTTGTCCGTGTCGGTCGCACCGAACGGTGGACTAAAGCCCGCCTCGGACAAGCAGTAGCCGGCCGCCACGCCGCACCATGCGGTCTCGTCACTGTCCCAGGCCGGCTGATCGCAATAAGGTTTCATGCCTGGAACGGTATCGCCCCAGATGCGCGCGATCTCGGTGGTCATGCCGGTGATGACCGGATTGGCTTCGGAGCCGGAAACCTCCTTGGTCCCCGTCAACGTCCGCATGACCGACAGCCAGGGAGGAACGTCACCCGCCATCACCGTCTCCTGAATGTTCGGAAAACGTCTATTCAGCCCGGACAATCCGGCGGTGCCCACGCCGCAACCGACTTGCTCGCCCTGAGATAGGCGGCGACACCGTTGGTGACTCCGGTGCGCGCCCGCTCGGGCTGGCCGCGATCGTCCTTCATCCAGACCTCGAACATGTGAACCACATGATTCTTGAGGGCCGTGTCCAAAGCCTCGGACATGATGGTGCGGACTGTCTCGCGTGTTGTCGGATCAGCACATATCACCGGCGTCGACTGAGCAGCCGCCATCTCGAACCCGACATTCGGCAACTGATGGGCCGGGCAGCACGTCCCCAGCAGCAGTGCGAGCGCGCCCGCTACAACCGCCTGCGGTGCCGCAATCATCAGTCACCCTTCGGCGGTACGATGCACTTGCTGAGAATGTCGGTCACATGTTTCTGATATTCGTTCTGCTGTGTCAGCAGCGTGGTGCGAAACTCGGCGGCCGCGTGTAGCGCATAAAACATCCACGCCAACAGCCCGAGCAGAACAACGGTCAGCGACAGTGTCGCCGGGCTCTGCTTCAGCCCGTCAATGAGACTGTTGGCCGCCTTGCCGGCTTCTTCGGTGATGCCGGGGTTCACTTCGAATCCTCGTCCAATTCTTTTTGTAATTTGAGCAACGGGCCCTTGAGCTTCTCGGGCAGATTATCGATATCGACCGGCGTGCTGTTTTCCGACTGCAGTTTGTAGACCGCCTTGGTCTGCTGGTTGATCTCAACCAACTGTCCCCGCAACACGGTGATGCGCTCGTCCATGACTGGCAGCTTGGTCAGCGATTCGCCGATCTTGTCCAAGCTGCGCTCCAGATTAGATACGCGCGCTAAGGTCGAGTTCACTTGCCGCCCTCCCACGGCATCAAGCACCTCAACATGCGCCGCCAGCTCGGTGACCCTTTGATCGAGGCGTGCGCCCCACACCAGCGCCAGCACCACCTGCCCCAGCAAAAACAAGATGAACGCGACCGCGCTTTTGTTGTCGTTGAGCATCTGCCACATCGGGGACTCGCTATCTCTCGACCACCTTCTCGTGGTCCTTCAAAGCCCCCTCGGCGATCTCCGCCGTTGCCACCACCTTCTTGATTTCCGGCATATCCGCCACCTTGGCAATCTGTGCCGTCTTTGAATTGGCCACGAATGACCAGATCATCGCGCCCAGCAAGACCACGCCGACGAGACAGTTGATCACCATATCGGTCAACGGACCTGCCATGTCAGTGGCCACCAGACCTTTTGCGCTGAACCAAGCGACGACGCTTGGCACGAAGATCCGCAGCACCCCGGTGAGCTGTTCTTTGTCCATTACAGGCTGGTCGAGTAATTAACATTGAGCGTGTCGCCATTCACCACCGCCTTGTCGCCGGACGTGAAGGTCCCGGACGACCATAGGGTCCCGCTGGTGTTGTCCTTGGTGGAGGAGGCGCCGCTGCCGTAGACGATAAACGCACCCTTGAGGGTGCCGGAGCTGGTGATGGCGAACGATAGCGCCGCCGACAGCGCCTTTGATCCTGAAGAGGCGGCCGACCATGCTGCGGTCTTGCGATTGCCGCTATAGGTCGGCGCGTTGGCACCGCCGGCCTCGAGCCAACCGCTATGCGAGGTCATGGTGTCGCCCGCAACCGTTGCGATATAGGAGATCGACGAGATCAGGCCCATGTAAGGCCCGGTCACGGTGTAGGCCGAACCGGCGAGGAAGGTGTCGAGCGCCAGGTTTTTGCCGACGGTCGCCACCACGTTCTCGATGGTGTCGCGCCATTTGAGTTTGCCGTCGGCGCCGATGCATTCGATCTCGTAGCGGCCGTGCGCCTCGGCCTGCTCACCGATGCCGCTGCCGCGGATCACGGATGCGTCGGTGCATTCGCGCGCGGGTGCGCGTTCTTCGGTCATTTGGTTTTCTCCTTGATTACCAGTACCCGAAACCCGATGGCGCGGCGTTGGCATAAGCCGACTGACCAAAATTACCCGTGAAAGCGTTGGTGGCCGCCCCGTTGGTGAAAGCCACATATGGAGTGAAACTGCCGGTCGCTATCGTTACCCCTCCCGCGCCGGTCACAGGGTCCGCTGCCGCGTCCGCATTCCAGAGGCCATTATTTCTGCGAATCCAGGCCAGCCTGTTAGCGAGATCAATGGCGAAACCAAAGACATCACCAACTGCAGCCGTGCCAAGATTCTTGGTTGTGTTGGCGCCGTTCGTATAAATATTAGTGTTGGCTCCCAGAACCACCGCTGTAGCCTTGCCTGTAGTAACAGCGGCCGCAAACGACCCTGATTGATAAAGCCCCAAATGGTTGCCGCCAAAGGTCGAAACCTGAACCGTAACTTCAAAGTAATGTTTTCCCGCTGCCAAAAATGCCGTGCTGGTGACACCAACACCATTTGACGTGGTGCCATGCGTGACGGTCAGATTGCCGTTTGACATGACGATGCCAGCAGACGGCGTACCATTGTACGTAGTAGTTGCCAGCGCTATGCTCCAGTCGGCAAAATCGAGAGCAGTCGCGGCTTCATTGACGCCTGCCGCAGAATCCAATCCGGCGCTGAATGCATCGCTGGCGCTTGCCGACTCAAGCATGATCTCGCCGAGATAGGCGTCGGCGATGTCGATGGCTGAGGTCGGGTCATCAATCAGCGCGGAAAAAATAGAGGCCTGGGGTGCGGTCGCATCCGTTGCCGTAACAGCCTCGACAATCGCCGCCGATATTGTTCTCGGCAGTATGTGGCTGACATTACAGACGAGCATGGTCGCTACTTTCCCAATTCTGGTTCTGGCTTGAACTTCTCGATCCCGGCAACCGGCGTAAACTGACCAGCCGTCAGGAGGTCGCCCGTAACAGACATGCCAGAGGTGCCGGTGTTTTTGCCTTCCTGCCAGTTGTTGTTCCCATGCAGCAGGATATCCGGCCTGCCTAACACCTTCTCAGCTTTCGATGGGGGTGCCGGCTTCTTGTTTTCGTCAATGAAAAGGCGGCGCAATTGGGTATCGCTGGTATCGAGCGTCACACCGGCCCAGATTTGCAGTTCGGCCATTTGAATGCCGGTGTTGTTCTCGAGATGAGAGGTGGAAGCCGGGATGCCGATGGGATGAGCGGCAACCGGAATGCTGAAACCGTTGCATTGATAAGTCGGCACGGGGAAAGTCTTGGGATCAGGATTGCTCGGCCTTGGTGGCTGAAGTTCCCCCTTCCAGTCGCCCGCGTGATAGAGCGGCCATATGTTGGCGGTCCAGACAAAGAAATTATAATCGCCTTTGTTGATAAATTCGGTCGACTCCTCATTCCATGTTCCAGCCGTCGAAAAAAACCGCTTCAGCCCCTCTTTCGGGCTGTTCCTAACGGAAATGATCCAACAGTTTCTTGGGAGAATAGCATTGTCCTCCAAGTTCATGATGGAGCGAACGGAGGATGTAACCGGCCCGAACCCTGTAATGTCAGTTCCCATTCCCGGCAACAATGGCAACTGGAAGCCATCATGCATTGGAAACCGATGTTGCAGCGCGGCGCCTTTGTAATTTACATCATCCAGTGCCAACCATGCCTTACATTCAGTTTCAACAATCGGAGGCGGGCGGCTGCCGCCTGGAGGTGTCGACGGCAACGTCAATTGCACCGCGCCTGAGATATCGAAAGAGAACAACAGATGATGCCAGGCACCATCGCTGACGACTGGGATTGTTAAAAAGTCAAACGCTCCTGGTGGGCCACCAATGACGAACGTTTCGGGCTGTGCGCCCATGACCTCGTCGGAAACATCCTTGTAATAAAACTCATAGCCATCCCAATATCCCGCCATCTTGACCCAACTGCCAATGATCGAACCAGGAGGCACGTAATAGTAACTCTGCGTTGCCCGTATCTCGGTAACTTTATCGAGCTGGAAAGCATAGCCCGTATATTTAGCCTTGGTGTTGGTCTGCAGACAGATCGTCAAGTATCCATCCTTGTCCACCCCGATGAATGATTGCGGAACAAGCTTGGGCTTGGGCTCGGGAGCCGAAAGCACGAACGTCGTCACTTTAAACGTGCCTAATTCCTTTTGCCACGGCGCATAGGGCGGCGGCCACGCCGGGACGGACCATTGCGGGCCAGTGACCCCCATCGGGATATACTGAACCGCTTCTATCACGCTGGGAAATGTCACTATCCAGGGACAATAATTGTAGCTCTGTGCCGCGTCGCCAAGGGTCAGCATCATGTGCATCCCATTGGTAACAAGCGGAGGCGGCGACGGAATCATCACCGCCGGGCTTTCAAAGACAGGAAGGGTCACACCCCCGCCCGTGACGTATTGTCCATAGGCATTCCAGAAAAAGATGTTTTGTTTGAACGCCGGCTGATGCGCAACTTTGAGGACATCTGGCGGCACCATCGATTCAGTGTCCGGCCCCCACTCACCGGAAGGCCATTCTTGTGGTGGTGGCGGTTCATTCTTCCTGGCATCCCTGAACCAGACCGAAATGATCCCCTTGTTCATATTGGGGATCGGCGCAGCTTGCATTTCCAGATAGCTCAACCAACGCCCCCCATCATCAGCCGTTGATTTTGTTTCTTCTGCTTTGGCGCATCCCGACTTATGCTTGTTGTCGGCGCATCCTGGTCTCGCTCGCCGAACTCGACCGCCAGCCCACTCTCCCAATGAACGTTTACGATCTGCTGCGTAAGATCGTGCTGCAGCCCCGCCATCAGATATCCGTGCGCACGAACGGCAGCGTTACCGACAAACCAGCCGGCGTGGCGTTGTCGGATTGCGTCACCCGCAGCGCATAGCGGTCGCCCTCGGCAAAGTCAGTGGCGGCCGGAATGTTAAATTCGCCAATGTCGCCGCCTCCTGCTGCGAAGGTAATGGTGCCGATCTCGGTCCCGTTTTTTTCGATTGACACAATGATGTCGGTAGCGCCACCGGCATCATTGCCGACATCGAGACGCGCATAAGCATTCGCGTCACCCGCGCCTAGTCGCATGGTGCGATTGGCAATCCCCTGGAACAGCAGATCGTCCGGCTCGCGCTGGATGCTGCCGGGCACGAAGATCGCCGCGTCATAATTAACATCCTGGATCGGCATCCAGAGCTGATAGAGCGGATTGTCGTCGGTCGTCCCGTCGGTAGCGCCCGGATCAAAGACTGCGGGTGCCGCCGGCGTCGTATGGGCTTCCATTATCTGATAGAAGCCGTTCTCCGCGGTGATCAACTGTCCGGGCACATAGGGCGTGGAGTTCATCCACGACCCGACATATTGCATGGTGACGACCGGCAGCGGAATGATTTGTGACGTTCCATCGGTGTAATGGAAAGTCATGCTGCCGGAATTATAGGTGACCGTGTCGATCCGTTTGCCTTCGGCCAGATCGGCGTCGAGCGCAACAATGCGCTGGTCTACGTCAAAGAAATTGCCATCGACCTGGGCCGCGCTGTTCGGCGCACCTGTCCCCGTACCCCAGGCACCAGTCGTGACATAAACGATCGTCATTGTTCAAGCCTTCACAATCACGTCCCTGCGCAGGATCTCAATGTTGTCCTGCTCTTGCACTCGTTGATAGAAGAATGGCCGGCTGGAGGGTTTGCCGCCGGCACCGGGTTCTTCCATCGTGATCTTGTTGGCGACTTGGATGTCAACGAAGTTGTCATCGCCACTGTCGCCGGCACGAGCCGATACGCCAACGCTGCGGTTTGATGCGCGGAGAGCAAACGATTCACCGCCGCCGTCGCCGTCGCCGCCGCCGCCGCCCTTTTGAGAAACCCGTACCACATCGACCCGCCGTTCTGTTTCCTTCGGCCTTGTATACGAGGCATTGACCGAGAAGCTGTATGAGTTGCTGGTCGATCCGGCCGGGTTGCCCTGGATCACGGCGAATCCTTTGGTCGGATCGTCCTGCGGCGGCAGCGCCGGTCTCGGCCTGGGCCTGATATCAGGAAAGATGACCGGCCGGACGACACCTTCGAGACCCTTCGCCATTTAGACCGCCTCCAGATCGTAACCGGTCGGAATCTTCAAGTCGGTCACTTGCACTTCGTAATCAGTCGAAAAGTCGCGCGTCATGCTCTTGAGCTTGAACGTCGCCTTTATGTTGTAGGACTGCATCGCCTTCTGATTAAAAACCTCCACGGTGTCCTGTGCGTCCGCACCAATCACGCCGTCCCAAACTGGGAGCGGTGCGCCTTCGTCGTGCTCTGGCCCAAATTGCAGGGCGAGCGGCACCTCGATCACGTCAGCGGCCGAAAGACTTGACAGAAGATCAAGACCGTCATCATTCGCATCGGCGCTCGGCGGCTGATAGCCGATGGATGCGTCGATCAGGATCGTCCGGCCGGTGAACTGCTGGTAGTCGGCACCGACATAGCTGATGTCGGCATAGGTTGGCTCGCCACCGCTTGCCACTGCAGAACCGCCGCGACCGATGGCGCATCCGATGCGCACCTCGCATTTGATCCGGCCATCGGAACCATCCAGGGCAAGGGAATAGCCGATGATCTTGCCCAGTGCTTCACCGACCCGTGGCTCGATCAGAAACGCATTCTTGCGCAGCGTTATTTCCGGCATGCGCGCAAGCTTGGGCGCGAATGCAATCTCCACGACCCGCGCCCGCTTCATCAAGTGCGCCCGTGCCAGCAGGATCAGATGCTCGAGGCTTAAATTGCCGCGCTCGGTCGCAATATAGGATCGTCGCCGCGGGTCACCGATGAATCCCTCTTTGGTCAGATTCACGGAATGGATATCGTCCAGCCGCAAGGCCTGACCATCTTCGGGATCAGTCAGAATCGGTTGCACATCGGCAACCAGGGAGAATGATATTCGCTCGGTGTATGGCCGCTCAGCGGTGTAGCCCGCCACCAGGGTGGGCTGGATGGCCTGCAGTGCGATCCCGCTGCTGCTGGACGAAACAGATCGACTGTATCCCGACACGTACATGTGGCCATCACCATCGATGGATGTCGTGACGTTGACTGATTGGGTAGCAGTCGATGGGCCGCTCTGACCGACGACGCCAATACCGCCCTCCGAACTCTGGCTGTGTGTTTCCGTATGTGAAGCCGAGGTCCAATTTTGGCCGCCGAATTCAACACTCCCGCTGCCGCCCGTCGTTTGGCTGCCGCCGCCCGCAGGAAACAGATCGGCAGCGGTCGAGGCTGAAACCTCCCAGCCGTCCCCAAGACTTGCCCCGTGCTTGGGCCAGTCCGCGGCCTTGAACTTGATTGCTCCTTCGCCCCTGACATAGCCTTCGGGAAACGGATCGAGTGCCCTCCACGCATTCACAATATACTGCGTGAGGTCGACATCGCCGCGCCCTTGCTGGGTCCAGGTGTACTCGGCGCTGACATCCACGCGCGACAATGGCCCGCTGGTCAGCGTCAACCCGAGCCCGTCATAAAGCACCTTCCCGGTTTCGCTGGCGCCATCGAATTCGACCAGGCCATCCTCGCCGGTGATCTCGTCGGATACGGTGATGACATGGCTCTCACGATCGTAATGCCAGATCGCGGTGTAACCCTCGAGCACCACATCCGGGTCGCTGCGCCGCTCCGGTTCGATCACCGCCTCGTCATAGTACGGCAGCACCCGCAATGTATTGGCAAGGGCTTCCTTCTGTGCCACCAGGTCAACCGGCTTGGCCACAAATTCCAGTGTGACCAGCTCCTCGAATATGCTGGTCGGGATGCCGACGAGCCGGCCGCGAAACTTGATTAGCGCCGGGCCGCAGTCGAGCGCAAACCATGCCCATATCTTGCGGCCGGGACCGAGCAGGCCGATGGCATCGCCGGCCTCGTTGACCGGGCGACGGACGACGACAGTGAGATTCGCTGGGTCGCCCTCGTCCTGCGAAAGTTCGAAGCTGAATACATCCTCGTCCCAGCGCATATGTTCGGCGCCGAACGTCGTCTCGCTGGCATCGATCCAGGCAAAATAGGGCAGGCCGGCAGGCATCGGTTATGGTGCCCTCTGCTCGGCCTCGAGTTGCCACGCCACCTCGGCCGCCCATTCGTCGCGCGAGCTGTTCCACGCGGTCACCTTGGCGAGAATGGTCAGCACGTCGCCGGTCGTGTTGGCGACGCCGAGGCCAGGGATGCAGGCGATGGTGATATCCTGGCCGGGCCACACGTCGGTCAGCTCGGGCGCCTCGTGATCGGTGCAGGTGACGGTGACTTTGTATTGGCGGAACTGGGCAACCGAGATGTCGGCCAGGGCGCCGCGGCAGTCGCGCGCCACGTTCGCCGCCTGGTCGATCGGCGCCAGCGTCATGGTGATGCCACGGACGGCATACTGTGAGAAGTCAATGCCATCGATCGAGAGCAGCGTATAGGCAGGCATCAGGAATACCGGCTGGGCTTGCGGCCGCCGCTTCTGACCTGCGCCAGCGCCGCCGCCCGATGCAATTGATCCACGACATCGGAGGATGCGCGCAGGCCGCCGATCGCAGGCAGACCGGGAAACTGTATGGTGACGTTGCTCATGCCGCGATTGAGCCCGCCGCCGGCAAAGGCCGGGATCGCCCGCGGGACCATGCCGCCGAGCGCAAACCGGCCCATGCCATCGAGCACATCGGCGAGGCTGCCGCCAGAGCGCCGCAGCGCCTCGAGGAACGCCAGCACGCCGGGTTGTCGGACAGCCCGCGCCGGGGTGATGTATTCGCCGCGCGAGAGCCAGGCCAGGTTGCTGTCGGAGGTGCCGGTGCCGCGACCGCCGAAGAGGCCGCCGCGCGCTAATGGCACCGGTTCTGCAGCACCACCACCGCCGCCGCCGCTGGCCGCACGCGCCGCAGCTTGCGCTGCTGCTGCTGCTGCTGTGGCCAGCTCATTGAATTTCGTGATCAGCGCATCGATCTGCCCGCTCAACGCACTCGATATATCGATATTTGCAAATGCCTCGCCGACTTGCTCCGCCGCAGCCTCCGCTGCGGTTATGACCGCGCTGAAATCCATGGCTGCGGTGGCTTGACCCAGCGCATTGGTAAAAATTTCCTGGATTCTGACTGCCGCCACTTCGGCCGCAGCGATCATCGGCCCGAAATCCGCCCCACCGAGTTGCCCGCCGCCAGCCTCGGCCGCGCCGGCCGGGCTGACAATACCTCCCTGGAAAGCCCGCTTTATCTTATCCCAGAGAATCTTGGCATTTCCCTCAAGGGATTCACCAAATTTCGCAAAGTCTTTTATAATCGCGTCCCAAATACTCTCAAGGTTAAACCCACCCTTGGGTGTCAACGCTTCCTTGAATGCATTGAGGAAAGCCTCCCCGGCGAGTTTACCCACCGTTGCCAATGTCTGCACTATGGTTGCGCCCAGATCAGTAAGTAGACTTCTCACTCCGCTAGTGTCGCCGCGTCCCAGAGCTTGAAACGCATCTCCTATTCTAAGTGCAAGCGACGCGAACTTTAATGCGAGGTCGGCAACAGCTCGCCCCAGCGAGCTAAAGTCGATCTCGCCGAACATTTGTGCAAGTTCTTGAAACGCGGGGCTCAGTTCCTTGAGGCGCTGAGTGAGGCCCTCAAAGAACGAGGTAAAGGCGGGCGAGGCAATAGCGCCCATCTTGTCTTTCAAGGCATCGAAGACCGACCCGAGAGTAGACTGGGATTCCTTGAACTTTTGAATATTTTCACGATCGAGGTTTGTTAAAGTTAGGCCGAGGCTCTTGACCTCATTCTGCATCCGCTTGAGGGCTTCACTGCCAAGACTGAGTTGCTGGGTGAATTCCGGCGAAAACCCCATCGCCTTGCCGAGTTGCATCCGCTCGGATTCGCTTTTGATATTTTTGAAAACATCCGCAAGTTTTAAAAATGCCTTCGCGTCTTTCTCCGCGATGGTCCCGGTGTCCTTTAGCATTTCACCAAACGGCCCCAACGTTTGGCCTCCTGACGCCAGCATGGAGGTCAGGGCCTTGGCCTTGGACTCAAGCGTGGTTAATGGGTTGAATGTTTGCTGGACCCCTTTTGCCAGTTGGCTGTATTTGTCGGCGAGGGTCTCGAGATTGTTGGCATCGGCTATTTTCTCTTCCCGTTGCGCCGCCTCCAGTTGCTGTGAAGCCCTCGTCACTGCGAGGCCGCGACGCCTCTCGTCAAACGATTCCTGCTCTGCCTTCGATAACTTGCCAGTCGCATAGCTTGCCTTTGCCCCCGCCTCGGCAAGCTGAAGTGACGCCTCCGCTACTGATAGCGACGCCTGTTCTGCCTTGGCTGCGGATTGAGCCAGATCATTGAACGCGGTGGGCCGCGCCTGGGCCAGTTTCTGCCGAAAGTTTTCGTAGTTTTGTGCAAACTCGTTAAGCGAAACACCGCCGCGGGCAAAAGCCTGCTGCATCGAGCCGACCCACTCGAACGAGCTATCGCCTTTTTCCGATATCTTGCTGAGAGCGGTTACCGTCTCCTTCGCACTCTCGGCAAACCTGGCTAATGCTGCGACACCGCCGATAGCCCCAGCACTTAACGCAGCGATGGCAATCGCAATGGTGCCGAGGACTGGTCCCGCCCCGGCAGCCACGACACCAATGCCTGCCAGACTGCTGGCCAGGCCACCGATCGGCACACCAGCCGACGCCAATGAGGCCGAAACGGTTCGGACTTCGGCCCCTAGAAGGCGTAAGGCGACACCTGCTTGTCGTGACCCGGACGCGACTTCCTTGGTCGATGCCGCCAGTTTTTCATGCGCTCCGGCCTGGCCCGCCATGGCCTGGCCAGCACCAGCGGCTGACGCGCGCGCCTTGTCGTAGTTCTGCGCCAGCGTCAAAAAAGCGGTGCTGCTGTCGCGCGCTCTCCCGTCGAGAGCCTTGATGATGCCTTCGACGCGCGCCAATTCGTTCGCGCTTGCCCCGAATTTCTGCGCCGCGGCAGCGGCCGCCCCCAGCGCCTGTTCGGTGGTGGTGCCAAGCTTTGAAATTGCGGCCGTGGTCGAGGCAAACGTATCGGCGCCGGCACCGGACTTGGCAGCATCCTGCAGCCGCTTGACCGCCTGCTCGACGGTCAGCAGTTCGGTTTTTACCTGCTCGCCGCCTTCCAGCGAGATCCGGTAATTGATGGTCGGCATTCGATCAGCCCTTCATCCGCCGCTCGAAAAATTCGAGCACGCGGGCGCCAGCACTGAAGAAGATACGCTTGAGATCGATCCGCTTTCTGATCGTCACCGATCGCACCCCAAAGAACAGCGGCCCAAGCAGACGGTTCTGCGCATCGAACAGCAACGGCGGCTTGCCTGCGACATTGACCGACACCAACTTCTTACCGTACTGGCTTGGTGACTTGATGCGACCCGGCAGGTTCTGTCTGATCGGCAACCACAGCAACGGCGAGCCGCTGATTTGCGCGCCCTTCTCAAACACATGAGCAAACGGCATTGCGAAGTAAACCAGGGCGGCTGGATCAGCGCCCTCGTTCGGATAAAACTTGAACTTGACTTGCCGCGGCGACAGGAACGCAGCCGAGGCGACGTTAGCCTGGCCCTCCTTGACCGCGACAGCCGCCGCGTCTTGCACGGCACCGGCTTGCGCTTTCTCGAACTTGACCTCCAGCTCCTTGAGCGCAGCGCCGACCTCGTCCTGCTCCCGCGAAAAGATCAATCGCATTACGTGCTTAATTCCTTGCGCATCTTATCGATCTGCTTGTCGTCGCCCTGTGCGCCAACGGCGGCAATCATCAAATCATAGGTGCGTGCAACACGGTCGATCTTGTCGCCGAACTCCAGATAGGCATCAATCTGGCGCGGCGTCAGCGTCATTGCATAGTCGGGTGAGAATCCGTGTCGGATGACGGCTGTGACGTTGATGGCGAGCGCTTCAAGCGTACTTTCACGGGTTTTGCCCCTTCGCTGGCCCCGCCGATCAGGCTGGTCACCTCGTCCACGAAGGAGCTGATCCCGTTTGGGAATGTAAGTCCGATAATAGCCCGCAGGAACTTGATCTGTTGCTCAGGCAGCAGCCTTGCGGCACGCTCTTCATATTCCGCCTCATCGAGATGCCCGCATCCGGCCGCGATGATGGCACCCGTGGCCTCACCGAATCCTTGGATCAGGCGCAGGATGATGTCATCGCCAAACCCGCCACTCGCCAGCGTTTTCAAGTTTTGAAACCGGGCTACAATGGACGCGATGGCATCGACGGAAATGCCGCGCACGATAATCCGCCTGCCGTCGATCTTGACGACCTCGACCGCCGTCGAGGGCGCAATGTCCAGAAGGTCTGCCATATTTTACCCCGTTGATGTTTCGTCACGGACGGTGAAGATGCCAAAATCCCCAGTGTCGCTCTTCTGCACTTCGGCCTCTATCTCAAGAGTCGAGAAGTCGTCTTCCGCAGTGATGAAACTGAAATCACCAGACGGAACGACCGAAATGCGCCCAACGTAATCGACCCGCTGCCCTATGTCGTTGGTGCCCTCGACTTTAATAATCCCGGCAATCTCAGTATTTTGGAATGCACTTACGGTCGCATTGCCGTCCGTGTCGGTTCCCAGCTCACCGAGAGAAAAGATGGCGAGGTTTGGCCCGTTGATCTCGTCGAGCGTGATCTTGATGGTGGCGCCGGTCTGCGTGACCGCAGTAAAATCCTTTGTCTTCACTCCCTCTCGGCTTGAAAAATGCTCTTTTTTCTCAATGGAGGGAGTCCACACAAATGCCGGCGCATTGCCGAGATCGACAAAATCCGCCGCACCGTCTTGCTTGAAAGAGACGATGCCTTTTCCGATGTGGTAGTTTTGGATGCTGGGTGATGCGGGCATGTTTCAGTCCTCTCCTTGCTAGAGATCGTCGGGTTTCAGCGCGTACTGGATCATGAAGTGAGCGAGCAGACCGCCTTGCAGGCTGCGCCCATATCCGAAGTCGGTCTGGCATCCGAGATACCGGATCGCCCCATTGCCGAGCCGTCCGGTCTTCACGATCTGATTGAGTTCGGTATCGTTGAGCACGCGCCTGATCAGCTCGCGCCGCAGCGTCGTCAGATCGGAGCCAACCTCGTTAGCCTGCTGCTGAATGACGATCTCGGGCGTCATCTGCACGACGGTCGGCCTGTTGGCCGGACGCATTGAGCCGTCGGCGGCGTCGTCGGTTTCCTCGTCGCCGTCGAACACGGTCACCGCCGGCAATTGCTCTTCCGGGATGTCGACGCCG